AAAAAAGTAGCTATAACCGTGGACCCTACAACCGGAGTAATTAAAAAAGGAGTTCCCGAGGTTCCCGCGAGGAGTTTAACGTCGAAAAGACTCGCGTCGCCATTCAAGGGCGCAAGTTCGGCAACCTCGCCGGAAACCTTGGAAACTTTACAAATAATACTGTAAACCTCCTCCTTTTTATCCGCTAATTTTGCGATCATATCGCCAATATTGTAGTCCATTACTCAGATATATTTTTTTGAATAAATTTGCCGCTCCCGTCGTCAATTAAGTCGTATATTTTTTGCTTAATATAAACGTCTTGGCGCCCTCCAATCGACCAACCGCAGCGAGTTACAACTCTAATAACAATATAGCCGCCGGATTGCTCCGGGATTTCTCTATTTATTAGCTCGACAATATCCCCGTGATTAACTAAAGGAGTCGCGAAAATTGTAAAAAAACCGTCGTAACCGCTATATCTGTACTCCTCAGCTAAACGGTCCGCCGTGCTTTGTAAATCTGTTAAGGTGTAGTTATTAAAGTAAAGGGTCCTAATTTCGCCGTCAGAGTCTCCGGCCGTGGCCTCAAGTGTCGTATTGTCGTCGGCTATACTTTTACAAATTACTTTAATTTTTCGCTCCGTTGCGTCAACATAGGTTAAAGAGTCGCCGCTTATAATTTGCGGAGTCTGAAACTCGAAACGGTGTACTTTTTGGAGCGAGGGATTAACCGCGAGACCGATATACATAACCGAGTCTCGAAAAAATGAATAAATCCCGTGTTTTTTTCTCAGCTCGTTAAGGACCTCCGCCGCCGTTGCGTTGGTAATTCTAAACTTACCCAAGTTTTGGGAGGCCGTAACCTCATATAAAACCCCCGCCGGCATTATTTCGCCGAGTAAGTCGTCTAACGTCGGATTATTTAACGAAACCGTTACGCTAAACTTTTTTAGCTTATAAACCTCGTCCTCTAATTTAAACCTTATAGGAAATTTTTGCCTTATTCCCGAGATAAAACCCCTAAAACCCTCCGTAAGTTTTGAGTCGTAACCTATCGAGATACTCGCCTTATCGCCAATTTTAAAAAGTGGGTCCTCTCCTCTTGTTATACTATCAACCGGAGTGCCGTCCTCTTTTAAATATCTTAATTTTTTCGGGATAATAACCTCCGCCGTGTCTGTTAAATTGTTATAACTTGAGTCGATTGTTAACTCCGTGCAAAAGTTAAAAATCTGAGGCTCAAAACTCCCGAAAGGGTCCGAAAATGTTAGCTTTGTGTCGAGTCTATTCATTTTCTTATTTTCTTAAAACTGTTAACTCGATAGGGTCGTCGGAAATTGCCGAAACTTCAAAAAGCTGCACGTTTTGAGTTCCCTCCACTTGCGGAAAATTAAACGACTCAACAACAATATTTTGAATATTAAAAATATCGTCCAAAAACCGGGAGGCTACTCCGATTGAAGTCTCGGCCTCTAAATATTCCGTTAATTGGCTAACCTCCTCCTCCGGGTATCTTACGGAGCTCTCAGAGACTAACGCGCCCCTTATTGTAATTTGATAATCGCCTTTACTAATATACTCTTTAACGGTTCCGCTTACCCCTTGGATATTAGTTTTTACGATTTGTTTTTGTTGTGATACGTCAATTAAAACCGTATTAATAACAAAATTTTCGTTGTTATAATCATTTTTTAAAATCTCGCCATAAACGACCTCCTCGCCTTTTACGTCTTTATATTTTCCCGGAATAAATAAAAGCTGAGCAAAAACCGGAGTACCTAAATAGCTCGTAACTTGAGGGTCCGGNGTGTTTTCGTCTTGCTCCTCCTCGTTTATTTTAGTATTGTAATATTTNGCTTTTAACGCTTGGAGCCCGAAACCTTTTAAAACNATTTCCGGGTCTACTATTGGCGTAAATTTTCCTTTTACTTCATTTTTCATTATTGAGCGATTAAATTAGCGTTATTTACGGCNCTCATTAAGGCTTGCGCGACTAAATCCTTAGTTTTATTATTTATGTCGTCGATATTTGTCGCCGTAATATTAAAAGTTTCAACAAGTTTATTAATGTCTATATTTATATTTGTTGGCCTCCCGGACTTTATCCCGTTAACGCTCGAGCTCGATTTTTTGCCCTTGCCTCCGGTTCCGGCTCCCGCGGTTTTAGCTCCTTTTACTAAAGATTGACTTTTTAATACGTCCGTAAAATTAGCCTTTTTAGTTGAGCCCGTGCTCATTTTTAACTGTAAAGGGTCTTTAACTATTTCCTCGTTAAAACCCTTGCTAAAAGCTCCGGCCATTTTTTTAGCCGTTTTTGTAGGCTTAAAAGCCTCGCCAAGTCCGGAAAGTCCTTTTTTAATTTGGTCAACATTTCCGGAAAAAATTCCGGCTAATAAATCGCCAACTCCTCCAAGTATTTTTTTGGCCGATCTTAAAATACTTAAAAAGCCCTCTCTTATTAATGAAACAAAACCCTTAAACATTTTTCCAATTATTGGGAACCTTGTTAAAAGCGCGTTAATACCGTCCTTTATTTTAATAATAGAGTCGAAAACAGTACCTAAAACCGAAACAACCCCCTCAAAAATAGGGCTCATAAACTCTAAAACCGATTGCAAACCACTAAACGCGCTTTGTAATGTCTCCGTAATTGTAGTACCTCCGCTTAATCTATTAAAAAAGTCAATTACTAAATTACGAATATTGTTAAAGTGGTTAAAAAGTGGCTCTAAGGCTTTCCTTATAACTCCGGCGTTAATTTGTAAAAACTTAAATACTTTTTGAATTGTCGCCAAGGTAGAATTTAATGCGGGCATTAAAGTGGTTCCCAACTTAATTTTTATATCGGTCATAAAATTGCCGAACCTATTAAATTGAGCCTGCGAACTATTAACGGATTTCTCTAAACCGGGGCCAAAAGTCTTTTTAAGTTCATTCGAGAATTTCGGGAGGAAGTCCTCCGCCATAAGTTTCCCGTCGCTCATCATTTTGTCGAGCTCCGAAGTTGTTACTCCTATCGCTCTCGCTGCTATACTAAAAGCCCCCGGAATACGCTCCCCAAGTTGGCCCCTAAGCTCCTCAGCCGAAACCTTGCCCTTTCCCATCATTTGAGATAAGGCTAAAAAGGCGCCCTTACTTTCCTCGGCTCCTAACCCCATAACAGAGGCGGCCACTTGGACCCCGTCGAAAATGTCGCGCGTAGCTTGGCCCTCTAANGAGGTNCCTATCATTGCNCCGCTAAACTGTTTAAAACCCTCAGCCGAAGCCATTAAATCGGTTCCTAATAACTTAGACCTTTGCCTTAAAAAGTCCATATTTTTAGCCCCCTCCTCAGCCGAACCCGAGGCGAAAGTTATCGCGTTGGTTAAATTCTCAAACTCTCGAGCGACCTTAATCGACTCGCTCGCAAATTGAAACGCTTTCATCCCGGCCGCCGCAAGTGCTAACGGTCCGATCATTCCCTTTAAAGACCCGGCAAGAGAACCAAGTCCTCCGCTCGCCTTTTTTGCTTTGCCTCCGACTCCGCTCATAGCTTTGTCCAAGCCCATAGCCTTAGCCGTTGCCTTTTTTAATCCCGGGCTCAACTTGTCGTTAAGCTCTATAACGTATTGAGTTTTCTCAGCCATATTTTAAAAATACAAAAAAAGGAGCGTAAACCCCCTCTTTTAGTCCTCCTTTTTATATTTTTCGTTTTCTTGCCTAATAACCCACTCAAGGCCCGCCGCTAGCTTAAAATAGTCCTCGTCTTTTAATTTGTCCGGGTCCACTTTTAAATGGTAACGGATTAAGGCGTCCCATTGGAGGCCCTCGTCTCCGTCGACGTTTACCTCTTTAATTTTAGAGTCGTAAAAATTAGTATCTCGGAAAACTCCGAAACTATGAGCGGCCGAAAGGTCGACCCTCTCCAAAACTTTTACAACTTCCGTACGTTTCCCGTTCTCGTCCCNATTACGTCAGCTAATAAACTCGCCGCAACTCTTAGGCTCTCGAAGTCTTTAATAATTGGCTCCAATTCGTCGCCCCCTATATATAAACCCCTTAAAAAAGTTTCGGCCGCGAGGAGCTCGTCCTTTTCCATTAATTTGCTCCCGGCTGAATATGTCGCCCGGTCTAATTTGCGTAAAATAATAGTTTTGTCGCCCTCGTCCGTTGGTATGTCAAGCTGAAAAATTGCGCCGTACTTTGTTTTTAATTGGATAATTTCCTTGTCAGTTATTGCCATTGTTTTAAAATTTTAGATTTTAAACAAATATACAAAAAAACCCAAGACTTAAAAGCCTTGGGCTAACCTCTAAAAAAAAAACATATAAAAAGCAAAAAACCAATTTTTATTGCGCCCAATCTATATGAGAAACCGCAAGCTCAAGCTCTGCAATAACATTGCTATCGCCCTCAGCCGCTCCGCTTGGTGTGTTTTTAAATCTGCAATTTTTTATAATATCCGTTACCGGTGCGCTCCCTAAAGGTACATAAGAGACTGTAATATCAAACTCTCCAATATTTTGGAGTCTCTTATTAGGTGCTGCACTAAGCAAAGCGTTAAGCTCCGCGCGGTCTATTGTCATACTTGCCTCACTTTCAATTTTCCCAAGTCCTCGAGAAACCGGAAAACGTCCGGCTCCAAAGTTTTCGGTTACCTCTTGAGCGTCTGAGTAGCTTATTGAAGAGATTCCCGCAAGCGGAGACCCTAAAACCGTAACTACTATGTCCGCGTAAGCGTAGGCTTGTCCGTTAATTAATGGTGTCATAATTCTATAATTTTATAAGTTTGGAACAAAGCCCAAGTTAATAACTATCTCGCGAGCCACTCCAACCGGAACCAATTTAATAGTAATCTCGAGCTTACTCGTTGATACTACATTCTGAGCCGCGTTAATAATGATCTCGTAAGCTGAAAGCTCGCCGTCGGCCTCCATTGATAAAAGTGCTTTGTCGCAAAGTGCTTTAAAAGTCTTAATAGTGTCCTCTCTAAGCGTTCCGTCCGAGTTCACTCTTAAAGGGCTCCCCAATTTTGGAACCACAAAAGCGCGTAAGTTTCTTGTCGCTTTGTCGATTGTCCTATTATTCTCGATTGTTGCCAAATCGTTAGTAAGTGGCGCCGCCGTGTAACTGTCAGAGTTGAAAGTATTACTAAATCCAACCTCTTTAAGTAGGAAAATATAACCTTTGTCGTCGATTCCGTTAACTAAGGCCGTACTCGTTAAGTTAACCGCGTCCCCGTTCGCAAAGTTAGCAACGTCGAACTCGACCCCGTCCGTTACCATTGGAAATTTCTCGTAATAACAAATTGACTCGTTTACATTTGCAGCGGAAACCGCTCCAAGTTTAGCGCCTAAATCTGTGATCGAGTAACCTTTTGACGTGTACAAAGCCGCTCCTTTTGCTCCTCCGTCTTGTCCTATACAAACCGAAACCCCGGGAGCCGTTAACGCTCTTAAATTTGGTAATGTGGATAAGTCAGTTATTGCGCTAATATCTCCGCCGTAAAGCGCTGAAAGTGGCTTATTTTCGCTTTTTAAAGTTGTTAAAACCGCTTGGATTGCCGTTACTTGA